AAGATATCTTATCGCAAAGGTGGTTTTTCAAAACAAATGAAAAATCAAGCTTTTGGCGGTGAAGTCAGAGGTTCAACATCAAGAACAACATTTCCAGGCAAAGTAGGTTTTGGAGGCATGGACTCTCTAGGTAGAGGTATTTACGAAGGGGATGTGAAAGAAGAAGAGAAACTATTTAACATTGATGCAGAATTAAAAACTCTTTTAGAGTCCCTTAATAAAAAGGATGACACGGATGAAACTTGATAGAGAAACATTAAAGCAAATTATCAAAGAAGAACTAGATGCTGTTCTAGGCGAATCTAGATTATTAGACCGATATTCAAAAGACAAAGAAGAAGAGTTTAGACAATATCTACGAGACATGGGTAAAGATCCCGACGAGATAATTGATACACTCGGTCCTGCGCAAGCTGACGTGATGAGACAAACTCTTGTTGGGAACTTCCCCAAATCTATGGACGACATGCCCAATACAATTCAATATTCGTGGGAGCCAGACTCTCCAGACTCTCCTTCTGGGACG